CTGGAGCGAGATCATCGAATACGGCGACCCCGACAACACCGGCAAGGACCTCAAGGGCGTCAACCAGATCGCCTACCGCACCGAGGCCATGTACTCCTACGCGATCCTCGACTCCAAGGGCATCGCCGTGCTCAAGAAGTCCACATCCTCCGTCAAGGCGAGCAAGTAATGGCAGCGCCCCTCACCCAGACGCTCGTAGTGCAGGAACACGACGAGGCCGACGAGACCGGCCTGTCCATCCCTGTGCGTCTGGTCAAGCCCGACGGCACGCCCTTCGCCGAAGGCGTCGCGACCATCGCATGGTCTGCCATCACCGGCAAACCGTCCACCTACCCGGCCGCAGCCCCCGCATGGAGCGCGATCACCGGCAAGCCCAGCACATTCGCCCCGCCCGCGCCGACAACCAGCGCTCGCGGCGGCGTGCTCCAGCAGGCGGCCGAACCGCAGCTCGCCGCATCCGCCGACTCGGCGGCCATCGTCGCGAAGGTCAACTCCACGCTGACCAAGCTCAAGGCCGCCGGCCTGCTCGCCTAAGGAGACCCCGCATGGACGGATACCCCAGCACCCCGCTCAACCTGTCCGACGGCACAACCGTGACGCAGGCCGGCGGGGGAGAGGACGAAACGGACGACGAGAAGCCGTTCGCGCAGGCCGGCGACCTCGAAGCACGCTGGCACGCGCTCACCGGCGAGGAATACAAACGCGCCGAAGCGCTGCTCGCGGACGCATCCGACCTGATCCGCACCACCTGCCCGCGCTGGCCCGCCGCCAAGCCCGCCACATTGAAGCGCATCGCCTGCATGGCCGTCAAACGAGCCATGCAGGCCGGCCCCGACATGTCGGGCGTCACCCAATCCACCCAGACCGCCGGCAGCTACAGCGAAAGCCTGAGCTACGCCAACCCGGCCGGCGACCTCTACCTCACCACGAGTGAGAAGGAGGCCTTGGGCGGCGACGGCGAGGCATGGGCCTACGACATGGCCGGAGGCGCGGCATGAAAGGCGAGACCATCACCCTCATCCACCGCGTCAAAGCCGGCGAAGACCCCGGCGGCGGAATCATCTGGAACATCAGCGAGGAACAGGTGGACGACGTGCTCATACAGGACGGCGGCCAGTCGAACCTCACCGACGGCATCCGCCCCGACGGCATCCGCACCGCGAAAACCATCCACATGCCCCGCGCATGGCCCTACCGGAGCCTGCGCGGGGCCAAGGCGGTCATCGACGGCGTCGCATACACCGTGATCGGAGACCCACGCCCCTACACGGGCGGCATGACCCCGACCCGATGGAACCTCACCGTCGAACTCGCCGACACCAGAGGATAGGAGACCACGCCATGCCGAAAGTCAAACTCAACCTCGCCGGCTTCCGCCAAGTCCGCCAATCCGCCGGAGCCATGCACGTCATCACCGAGCAGGCAAAACGCATCGCCGACACGGCCAACGAGCTGGCCCAAACCAAAAACGCCCACTACGACCACGCCGTGGCCCATGCCACCGACCACGGCGCGGTCGCCCTCGCCACCACCAAAGGCAGCGTCGCGGCCGCGTTCGACAACGCGAAACACAACACGCTGCTCAAGGCGGTGAAACAGCAGTGAGCATCAACCTCGAAAAAACGGTCAAGGACTGGATCGACACCGACCCCGACGGCGACGGGCTGACCGCATACCTCGAAGTGCCCGCCGACCGACCCAAGAGGCTCGTCACCATCGAGCGCGTCGGCGGCAACGAGAACGAATACAGCAGCCATCCCACCATCGCCGTGCAGGCATGGGCGGAAAGCCGATGGCAGGCCGCCCAGCTCGCCACGAGCCAAGTGCTGCCCCGACTGCTCGATCTCGACCTGCTCGACCCCATCGCCGCCGTCAGCGTGGAAAGCGTCGCCGACTTCCCCGACCCCGGCCCGCCGCCCCAACCCCGATACCAGATCACCATCCAGCTCGACGCCGCCACCCAATAAGACGACGCCGCACCATCCGAAAGGCACCATCATGGCCGAAACCAACCACAACAACAAGAAAAACGTCAGCCTCGGCAAGCCCAAGAAGACCGGCTGCCTCTACTACGCGCCCGCAGGAACCGCCCTGCCCGCCGACGCCACCACCGCCCTGACCACCGCATACACCTGCGTCGGCTACCTGAGCGAGGACGGCGTCACCAACGCCACCGACACCGACACCACCGACATCAACGAGATGGGCGGCATCAAGGTACTGTCCGAGATCAGCGGCTACGGCGAGACATGGCAGTTCAACATGATCGAAACCAACGAAGCCAGCCTCAAACTGCGCTTCGGCACCGCCAACGTCACCGGCACCGCAGACAAGCTCACCGTCTACCACGCCATCCCGTCCGGCGAAAGCCTCGTGCTCGTGTTCGAGATCGCCATGACCGGCAAACGCGTCAAGCGCATCGTCGTCGCCGACGGCACCATCACCGAATTCGACGACACCACCTACAGCGCCGGCGACGCCATCGGCTACGGCGTGACCATGAGCGCCAACCCGAGCGACCTCATCAACGGAGCCACCAGCGTCGAATACATCGCCAACGTCACCGCCGCCTCGCTCGGCAAGTGAATTCCACCCAGCGCCCGCCGTCCGGCGGGCGCACCCCCTCTGAAAGGACACGCATATGGCAGCCAAGCAGCCGCATGACCACAAGACACCGAAAAACCAGCCCAAGACCGTCGAGGTCATGGGCGTCACCGTCACCATCAGCCCCGCGATCTTCAACGACCTCGACATGGTCGAATACCTCTACGACCTCCAGACCGCCCAGACCGGAGACGGCACCGGCGCGTTCGCCATCGTCCCCTTCCTCAAGAAGCTGTGCGGCGACCGGTACACGGCGATGAAGGACGCATTGCGCGACCCCGACACCGGCCGCGTGAGCATCGACAAGGTCAGCGAATTCATCGCCCAGCTCCTCGAACAGGTCGCCCCAAACTCCTGACGCTCATAGGAATGCTCGCCACAGCGCCCGACGCGCTCGAAGCGGACTTCCAGCGTTTCTATGGGCTCGACACCGACCTCATATGGACGGGCGAACTGCCCGCCAACCTGGCGGCCGCACTGGCCGCCAACCTGCCCCGCCAGGCCATCATCTGGCAAAAAATCAACCCGCGACTCGCATGGGACGACCAAACCTACCTCCTCGCCGACATCCGCGACAGCCTCGCCTTCCTCGCCTGGACGAAAACCAAGGAAGCCTCACGCAAGGGCGCGCGCTGGCGCGGACAACTCCAACGCCCCGGCACCGTCCGGCATGAAGCCACGGGAGGCGAGGTCATGGCGATGGACGACGAACAACTAAACGCATACCTGGCCGCACCGCGCACCACCATCAGGGAGGCATAACATGGCAATCGAGATCGCCACCGCGTTCGTGCAGGTCGTGCCCAGCATGAAGGGCGTCGGCAAGGCCATCGAATCGGCGTTCGGCAGCGCATCGGAAACCGCTGGCAACACCGCCGGCATCAAAGCCGGCAACGGCTTCGCCGGCGGCTTCGGCGCGAAACTCGGCGTCATCACCGGCATCGCGCAAAGCGTCGCGGGCAAGGCCATCGAAGCGTTCATGGGCCTGTCCGGCGAAATCACCAGCGCCTCCGACAGCGCCCAGAAGTTCGCCAGCACACTGAACTTCGCCGGCGTCAGCGAGAGGCAGATCAAACGACTCACCGCCAGCACGCAGGACTACGCCGACAAGACCGTCTACGACCTCAACGACATCCGCAACACCACCGCGCAGCTCGCCGCCAACGGCGTGCCCAACTACGACCGGCTCGCCGAAGCCGCAGGCAACCTCAACGCCGTCGCCGGCGGATCGGCCGACACCTTCAAAAGCGTGGCGATGGTACTGACCCAGACCGCCGGCCAAGGAAAACTCACGACCGAGAACTGGAACCAGCTCTCGGACGCGATCCCCGGCGCAAGCGGCAAAATCCAACAGGCGCTCAAGGAAGCCGGAGCCTACACCGGCAACTTCCGCGACGCCATGGCCGACGGGCAGATCACCGCACAGGAATTCAACGACGCGATCATGTCCCTGGGCTTCACCGACGCCGCCGTGGAAGCCGCCACCAGCGCCAGCACCATCGAGGGAGCCACCGGCAACCTCGAAGCCGCGTTCGTCAAGCTCGGCGCGAGCGTGCTCGACACCGCCAAACCCGCCATCACCGGCGGCATGAGCTGGATCGCCGACGGCGTCACCAACGCCGTGCCCGTCGTCCAGGCAGGCATCGAAGGGCTCATCGGCTGGTTCCAGCGCCTCTACTCCAAACTGGAGGAAAACGGCGCGATCACCGCGTTCAAAAGCGCATGGGACACCATTCGGGACGCGATCATGGGCGTCGTCAACATGGTCATCGACTGGGCGCACATGATCCCCCCAGACGGTCTCGCCAACGGCATCAAACTCGTCGCCGACACGCTCAACTGGTTCGTCCGGCACGGCAAGGAACTCGCGCCCATCATCATCGGCATCGGCACGGCGTTCGCCGCAGTCAAGGGCTATCAGGCGCTCAACAGCGGTCTGCAGGCGCTCACCGGAACCATGAACACGGTGACGACCGCCGCCAAGGGCGTCAGCAACGGCATCATGCTCATGACGGACCTGGGCGGCCCGGTCGCCATGCTCAAACAGATGGCCGGAGGGCTGAGCCTCGTCAAGACCGCACAGACCGCATGGAGCACGGCCACGAAGATGGCGACCGCCGTGCAGGGCGCGTTCAACGCCGTCATAGCCGCCAACCCCATCGGCGCGATCGCCGTCGCCGTCGCGGCCGTCGTGGCCGCGCTCGCATGGTTCTTCACCCAGACCGAGGCCGGGCGCAAGGCATGGGCCGCGTTCACCTCATGGCTGTCCGAGACATGGGCCGCGCTCGTGGAGGGCGCTAAGGCGATATGGAACGGGCTCGGCGAATTCCTCGCCAACCTGTGGTCGGCGATCAGCGGCGGCATCACCAGCGCATGGACGTCGATCACCTCGTTCCTGTCCGGCGTCTGGAACGGCATCAGCACGACCGCCACGACGATATTCAACGGGATACGCGACTTCATCGTCAACGTGTTCACCGTCATCGGCGCGCTCATCGTCGCACCCTTGCAGGCGATCCAGAACGGCATCAACACCGTGTTCGGCTGGATACTCTCGTTCATCACCCAGCAGATGAACAGCACGAACACCGTATGGAGCACCGTATGGACGGCGATCTACAACGTCGTGTCCACGATCTTCGGGCTGATTAGCTCCTGCATCTCGACCGTGGTGAACGCGATCCGCACAGTTATCGTCGTGTTCCTCAGCTTCCTCAAGGGAGACTGGCAGGGCGCATGGGACGCGATCAAATCGTTCTTCACGACCACATGGGACGGCATCGTCGCGTTCCTCACGCCGATCATCAACGGCATCAAGACCACGATCGGCAACGTCCTCAACGCGATCCAGAGCGTGTGGGCGAGCATCTGGAACGCGATCAGCGGCGTGGTGTCCACCATCTGGAACGCGATCAGCGGCGTGGTGTCCACATGCATCCAGAATGTGCGCAACACCATCTCGACCGTCCTGAACGCGATCAGCGGCGTATGGACGAGCGTATGGAACCGCGTCAGCTCGTTCCTCGGAAACATCTGGCACGGCATCACATCGGCCGTGTCCAACGGCATCCAGAGCGTGAGCAACACCGTCGGCCGCATCAAAAGCACCGTGCTCGGCGCGGTCAGCGGCGCCGGCCGATGGCTGTACGACACCGGCCGTCAGGTCATCCAAGGCCTCATCAACGGCATCGGCGGAGCGTTCAAATGGGTCAAGGACACCATCGGCAATCTCGGCAAAAACCTCATCGGCTGGGCCAAGGGCGTGCTCGGCATCCACAGCCCGTCACGCATCTTCCGCGACGAAGTGGGCAAATGGATACCCGCCGGCATGGCCCAAGGCATCGACAAGGCCAGCGGCCTCGTCGCCGACAGCATCGACGGACTGACCGACATGGTCCCGACCGTGAGCCTGAAGACCGACGCCAGCCGGCTCGAAACCCCGCTCGCATACTCGGCCGTCGTCGGCAACGGCCGGATCGCCTACACGGTGGACGACCATACGGCCGAGTACGCGACCAAGCAGGACATCATCGACGCGATCGATCAGGCGCTCACGGCCGGGATCACGCTCAACCTGTCCGATCGGGGCGGCGAGGTCATGGCCGGCAAGCTCGCCAAACCCATGAGCTACGAACTCAACAGCCTCGCCATGAGAGGCCGTTAAAACCAGAGAGGAGAGCATATGCTCTACCAGCGACGCATGCGCCTGCCGCATGTCGAGGACCCCACGCTCAACGGCACGCCGCTGGAACGCATGATGCTCTCCCTGACCTCCGCCGGCATCGCGATCGACAAGGCCGCGCCGACGGTGAGCATGCAGGACATGCCCGGCCGCGACGGCCGGCTCGACCTGACCCTCACCGACCCGACCGGGGCCGCATACATGGGCAACCGCACCATCACGCTCAACCTGTACGCCATCGGCGGCGAAGACGACATCCTCACCGCCAAAACCCGCCTCGCCGCCCTCTCCGGCACCGTGGTCACGCTCTCATGGCGCGGCTTGCCCGGCGAATACGAGGGACGTTTGAGCCTCGGCGCATGGGAGGACAAATGGACCGGCGACCACCAGATCGCCACGCTCGTGCAAGCCACCATCGACGCCCATCCCTGCCTCATCGGCCGCACCATCACCGCCGCGCTCAAAACGGGGGCGACCACGATCCACGCCAAAGGCAACCGGCCATGCTGGCCCACATGGACGATCGCCCCCGCCAACGGCGCGAAGACCATCAGCGTCAAGGACGCGCACGGCCACACCCTCGCCATCGCTGGCATGACCGCGATCACCGGCCGCATCACCATCATCACCGACCCCGACAAGCGCGAGCTGCGCGTCAACGGCAACCTCATGGCCCCCACACTCGAATCCGACTACTTCCCCCTATTGCCCGGCCTGAACACGCTCACCCTCACCGGCGCAACCAGCGCCAGCCTCACGTACAGGCCACTCACCCTCATCTAGGAGCACCAATGCGATACATGCTGTTCGACCGCTGGGGCAACCCGCTCGGCGACCTCCCCTATGCCATCAAGGCCATCCGCACCAGAGCCACCGACGCGACCGACACCCTCGACATCACCACCATCGGCGAGATCAACAAGGACGAACGCATCGTGTTCAAGGACTCGATGGGCCGCTGGGCGGAATACCTGTGCCAGTCCACCCAGACCGCCCGCGCCGCAGGCATGCCCGTCACCGTCGCCTACTGCACCGGCAGCATCGCGGAACTCTCGCGCACGTACATCGAGGACAAACGCAACCGCAAGGCGAACGCCAAAGCCTGCCTGACCAAAGCCCTCGAAGGCACCCGGTGGGCGGTCGGCACAGTCGAGACCGGCACCATCACCGGCACGGCGGACCTCGCATTCTACCACTGCACCGTCCTCGACGCCGTCCAGAAGACCGCCGACACCTACGGGCTCGAAGTCCAGACCGAATACCAGCCCGACCCGACCGGCAACCAGATCGGCCGGCGCATCATCCACCTCGTCGAACACCGGGGCTCCACCAACACCACGAAACGCTTCGAATACGGCAAGGACCTCACCCAAATCAAACGCGACATCGACAGCGGCGACGTCATCACCCGCCTCTACGGGTGGGGCAAAGGCATCGAACAAACCAACGACCAAGGCGAGGCCACCGGCGGATACAGCCACAAAATCAGCTTCGCCGACGTCAACAACGGCAAACCCTACATCCAAGACGACCAAGCGCTCGCCAACTGGGGCATCGTGGGAGCCGACGGCACCAAACACCACAGCGAAGCAAGCGTGGACTTCCCCGACTGCGAAGACCCCAAGGAACTCCTAAACCTCACCAAAGCGGCGCTCAAGACCCGCACCACGCCGACCGTCAGCTACACGGCCGACGTGACCGCACTCGGCCAAGCCGGATACGACCCGGAAGGCACGGACGTCGGCGACAGCGTGCAGATCATCGACACCAGCTTCACCACACCATTGCGCCTCGAAGGCCGCATTCTCCAGATCGAGGAAGACCTGGCCGGCAGCCTCGCCGACACCAAGATCACCCTCGGCAATATCCGGCAATCCTACACGCAGCGCCTCGCCGCCCAACAGCAGGCGCTCGACAAACTCGTCTCCAGCTCCGGCGCGTGGAACAGCGCCGCCGGCGGCACCGGCCCGTACATGAAGGACCTCATCGACCGGATCAACCAGATCATGAACGCCACCGGCGGATACACGTACCTCAAACCCGGCCAAGGCATCTACGTGTACGACAAGCCCGAGGATCAGAACCCCACCCAATGCATCCACATCGGCGGCGGCTACTGGCGCATCGCCGACCACAAAAAACCGAACGGGGACTGGGACTTCCGCGCGCTAGCCAACGGCAAGGGCGTCTTCGCCGACACCATCTTCACCGGCCGACTCTCTGACGCGGCCGGCCTGAACTTCTGGGATATGGACACCGGCGAATTCAGCCTGTCCGCCCGCAGCACCATCGGCGGCAAGACCGCGCAGCAGTACGCCGACGGCGCGGTGTCCGACGCGAACTCATACACCGACCAAGCCAAGCAGGCGGCGATCACCGAGGCCAAGCGTCAGGCCGACGCGGCCGATACGGCCAAGCTCGCGGAGGCGAGGAAGTACGCCGAGACCAAGGCGACGGAAGCGCTGACCGCAGCCAAGGCGCAGTCCAAAACGGACAGCGATGCCGCGAAGGCGGCGGCGCAGGCCTACGTGGACGCGCTCGACGAATCTCTGGGCCAGCGCAGCATCTTCGACCGTTTGACGAACAACGGCAAGACGCAGGGCATCTACCTGTCCGGCGGACTGCTGTATCTGAACGCCACGTATATGAAGACCGGCGTACTGGATGCGG